TTTTACAACTTTTAAATCTGTTGTTCTAGATGAATCCAGTATATTAAAAGCGATAGATGGGAAAACTCGTAAAAAACTTACATCGTTATGTGCCAATATCCCATATCGACTTTGTTGTACTGCAACACCAGCCCCAAACGATTATACCGAAATTGGAAACCATGCCGAGTTTTTAGGTATATGTACTATTCCAGAGATGTTAGCCACTTTCTTTATCAACGCTAATAAAGAACACACTATGATGTATGGGGATATAACATATCGTCGGAAAGGAAGTAACAAAAACGGGACAGAATGGCGAATTAAACATCATGCTGAAGATAGGTTTTTTGAATGGTTATCTTCATGGGCTATCACCATGACAAAGCCATCTGATTTAGGATATGACGATGATGGTTTCATTTTACCAGAGTTAAGAATTCACCCAATGTTTGTTGAAACCGAATACAAAGGAGACCATTTATTCTTTACAGGATTACATGGAATCGCTGATAGGGCTAATATAAGAAAAGATACAACTGAGAAGCGGTTGGAAACGTTAAAATCCATTGTCAATGGTCATAATGAACAATGGATAATATGGGCTGGCTTAGATGTTGAAAGTAAGGGTGCGAAGTTATCTATCTCTGATGCGGTTGAAGTGAAGGGAGACGATTCGATAGATTATAAAGCTAAATCGTTTGAGGATTTTCAGGATGGAAAATACAACGTCATTGTGACCAAAACTAAAATCGGGGGTTATGGTCTCAACCTACAAAACGCTCATAATATGGTTTTCCTCGGACTTTCGGATAGTTGGGAGAGTTATTATCAAGCAATCCGCCGTGAATGGAGATATGGGCAAACTAAACCAGTTGACGTTTATATTATCATGTCACAATCAGAGCAAGAAGTTTACGCTAATGTTATGCGCAAGGACGCAATGGCGAAACGGCTACGCACTAAACTTATTGAACACATGGGAGAATATGAGAGAAAAGAATTAAAAAGGGAGTCTATATTAGTGGAAGATTATAAACAAGATACGATTAAAGGTGAAGGATACACAGCGATGTTAGGTGACTCATGTGAACGGTTAAAAGAGTTAGATACTGATTCAATTGACTTATCTGTTTATTCCCCGCCGTTTGCCGACTTATTCACTTATACGGCAAGTGATAGGGATTTGGGGAATTGCCGTGATTGGCCGGAGTTTTTTGAACATTATAGTTTTATTATTAAAGAGATATTAAGAGTAACTAAACCAGATCGTTTGACGTGTGTCCATTCTTCAGATATTCCGGCGTTAGCACAAAAAGACGGTTATATAGGGGTTAAAGATTTTCCAGGTGAAGTGATACGTGCATATGAAAAATATGGTTGGCAGTTTCAAGGTAGAGCATTTATTCAAAAGAACCCACAGAGCCAGGCAATTCGTACACACGGAAAGGCCTTGTTATTTGTTCAGTTAAGGCGTGATTCAACTGATTCTAGGCCAGCACTTGTAGACCAAATATTATTATTTAAGAAACCAGGTGAAAACGCAGTCCCTGTAAATCCAGTAGCCAATGGTGAAATTGATAATGAAACATGGATAGAATGGGCGAATGGTATTTGGTTGGGTATTAGAGAGACAGAGACATTACAATATCATACTGCTCGTGGTATAGAGGACGAGAAACATATTTGCCCTTTACAATTGCAGACTATTGAGCGTTGTATTAAATTATATTCTAATCCTGGGGAGACTATATTATCGCCATTCATGGGTATAGGGTCAGAATGTTATCAGGCGTTGAAATTTAAAAGAAAAGCTATAGGTATAGAATTAAAGAGGGAATATTTTGATGTAGCAGTTAAGAATCTTGCGTCTGTGGTTGAAGAACAAAATATGGTGAAATTAATATGAGAATATATATAGCAGCCCGATTTGACCGATGCGGGGAGATGAACCAATACGCTAAAGAGTTAAGGGAAGTGGGGTATGTGGTAGATTGCAGATGGCTACAAGGTCTTCATCAGCTACATCCTAATGCAAAAGAAGTAGAACAATGTGGTGATAATATTCCGATGGAAGCTCAACCATTCGCACAAGATGATGTTGAGGATTTAACCGCATCTGATGCAATAGTATTCTTTTCAGAGCCACCAGAGGCATATTCTAAACGTGGTGGTAGACATGTTGAGTTTGGTATAGCAATCGCTCTAAATAAAATACTAATAGTGATTGGCATTAGGGAAAATATATTTCATTGTTTACCACAGGTAAAGCAATATCAAACATGGGAAGAATTTAAAAAAAATATTAAAGTTCTTTCTTCTCATCCACGATATAAGTAAAAAGGTATTAAATAAAATATATGAAAATATCTCGTGTATGGGCGATGCCTAATAAAAGGACATTTACTATTAAACCGATTGCGGAATTGATAAGTTTTTATGTTGATGATGGTAAAGGTTGGATAGACCCATTTGCAGGAGATAATAGCCCTGCTGAGTTTACTAATGACTTGAACCCCATATCTAAAGCACAAAGTCATATAAAAGCTGAAGATTGGCTTAATTTATTATCCGGCAAGTTATTTAATGGCGTTCTTTTTGACCCTCCTTATTCCTTAAGGCAGACGACTGAGTGTTATGAAAATCTAGGATATTCTCTGTCCCAAAAAGAGTCCAATTTATTCCCTGCAAAAGAAAAAAGATTAGCTGGTCGGCTTATCCAACTAAATGGAATTGCTATTAGTTTTGGATGGAATTCTATTGGAATGGGTAAGACCCACGGTTTTGAAATTATAGAGATATTACTCGTATGTCATGGTAGAGCCCACAACGACACTATTGTAACAGTAGAAAGAAAAGTACAAGATAATATGCGCTTTTAATACCCAATCTTTAACTATCTTTATCCACGATAGATGTATCCACAATTTTACTTTCAACCTCGATGTACTTATCTAGTCTGGAATATTGTTTGTGAACCCAGTTCGTTAATCGGGAAAAATCAGTCCGGCTTTGCTCAAGTATCTCAAGCCACTTATTCATAG